CTTCATACGTGTCCATTATTTTGCCTCCTTATTTTCTCGTAGCTTTCGTGCCGCCTGAGTTGCCGCCGCCGCCATGCCTGGTAGCTTTCGTGCCTTCTCATTTTCTTGTAGGCTTCGTCTAAACCATTCTTTAGCTTTAGGGTTTGTAGATAACATCAAAGCCACTTCCCATGGTTTTTTTTGTGTATCTTTAGCAACTTTATCTAAACATGTTGCCATGATTTTATCGCTTGGATTAGATATATTTTTAGAGTTAGGATAGGTTGTTTCACACCAATCAGCCCCTAGAGTCTGTACAAAAAATTTAGACTTGTCACCAACTCTTTTTTCAGTAAGTTTTTTTAAGAACTCGCTATTTGATACACCTAAGTTATCTAGTTCATTTTTAATTATTTTTAAAAGGGCATTTTCTCCAAAAGAGTGGCCTGGTTTGTTAAGTATACTACTCAGTAGTTCGTCCGTCACTATTTTCGGTTCATTTAGTACAGTCTCTACCAGATACTTTATTTTGTCTTCCTTCGTTGTATTAACCTGATTTACCATAGTTTTTATTTCAAGTGCGGAGGTATTATTAAATACTTGACCTACCTGGGAAAGAAACATTGTCTTATTATTTCCGGTACCACCTTGTTTATGAAGAAATTGTCCTTTACCTCTTAAATTAGTCTTCTCACCATACTCTTCAAGAGTACCATCATCCTTAAAGCCTAACTGTTTATTTAGTTCTACCTTAGCTTGGCTCCAAGCTTCTCCTGCAGTTTTATACTGAGATCGGTTCTTTATAAACCATGTAAGTTTAAAAGCTGCCATTTCTTTATTAATAGGCAATGAATGCAGCTGCTGTTTATCTAAAACGTTTGCACCATAAATTAAATCTAACAAGGATGTGTTTTCGTTGGTTACTAGACTATCGATTTCATTAATTGGGACTCCTAAAAACTGAGCTAATTCTTTAAAATTATCAACTGCCCAATTAATTTCTTGGTCTCCCTGTTTGCCTGAAAACCAAGCCTCTACAAGACTACGAGTATGACCAGCTCTAAGTTCTGTAAATAAAATATTCGTAAGTAATCTATCATCTAAATTAGTACTAGCAAATCCTAAATACTCACCCATTCCCTGTTTAACTAGCGGATTATGTTTGTTTTTCTCAAATGCTCTCCATAGCTTTTCTGGATCGTTTTCAAACTCATTAGTATTTAATCTGTCAAGAAAGTCTTTTGCTTCAACCTTATCCTTGTTCTGTTTGATTAATGTCTGAGCGGCGGTTAAGTTTTGGTTCTCTTTGGCCCATTCTTGTTTAAGCTCCTCTTCTATCTCAGGAAATTTTCCAAGAACAGAAATATGTTTATACTCACCTTTAAGCCCTGGAAGTGTATAACCAAGTTTGTTGTTTTCTTTTTCTCCTACTCCAAGAATTTCTTCTCGAAATAAATCCCAATTACTTGCATATCTAGGAATTTCTAGCTGGTTAAGGGCGAACTGATAAAAAGTATTGTGTTTGTTTATTACTCCCGGTTCTGCATACTCACCACTTCTTGTTATAATAGGTAGAGTGTTGAATGTAGAGAGCGCTAAATGAAACTGATTTTGAGCTTCTGTATAATCCCCCTTCTTTATAGCTGATTGCACAAGTTTCATAGCTTCACCTACAAACTTTTTATCGTTTGTATACCTATCACCAAGATACCACTGATTCTCCGTATGAATAGCTATCGCTCTAAACTTTTCTTGTACGTCAAGTCCAGTTTCAGAGGTCCGATTTATACCTAGATTATCTAATAGTTCTATTGCACGATATTGTATATGTGAAGCTATATTTCTATGGTCAACTCCTTCTTCAATATCTCCTGTCTCTGTGTCTGTTAACTGATAATTTATTAAATCTTTAACAATTGAGTCAGCAGTTGATATTATATACTCACCTACTAGTTTGTGTAAGTGACGGTTGTTACTATTAAGACTAAACTTTAAATAGTTAGCGGTTTGAAGAGCAGTCCGATTATCATTATTCTTTAAGTACTTGTCATTGTTCTCAACAACCTGTTGAGTTGCCTTAGTAGTAGTACCTTGTTCGCTAAGTTTTCTATAATAATTTCTAATATCGTCAAGTTTACCGCTTTCAAGTAATATATTAAACTCTTTAACACCATTCTTTTTATCAATTGATGTTTTTATAGTATCATAAGTTTCTGTAAGAGCTTTTGATAAAGTAGGAGACAATCGAGCCCATCTTTCAGCATCATTTTCTGCAGAACGTATCTGTCTTTTATACTGGTCATCAAGGCGCTTTTGATTCACCTGCAGGGCTTCTGCTTGCAGTTTACGAGGCTCCTCCTCTTCAATCTTATATACTAAATCTCTATTCCTTGCGTCAATTTGTGATTTTCTATTAAGAGCTTGTATTTGACGATTGGCTTCTTGTTGACTTTGTGTTTTTAAAGTATCTAAACCACGTGTTTTAATATTAGACTGAATTTGTAGTGCTCGTAAGCCATCAGCTAATGTTTGATTGTTAAATCTACCACCCTTGGCGTACCGAAGATTGGTTTTTCGTTTTCGAGTCATTTTAATCTCTATGTTTTTATTAATCCTGTGGGCTTTATCCGTCAGGTTCATACTCAAATATTCTACCAAGATCGGAGGCTATACCAGGTATGGCTGTAGTCCAAGCTTTTCCAGCTGCAGCAGCAGGAGATCCGAATACCCCTTCTATAGGTCTAGGTCCGAAATCATATTCTTCAAGAACTCTAGGGAATGGACTCACAGCATATGGTACTGGGTCAGGTTCAATTGGCATAGGTAATACACCCGGATCTAGCATTTTTTGAGCAAGAGCATTTAAATCAGCTTTTATCTTGTCTCTAGATATCTCAGCAATAGCATTGCGAGCTGATCTTGTAGCATTATCTAGACTTAAGTTTAATAAAGCTAATTCTATTCCAGTATTTAACGCCTTAGTACTCCGCATCTTGTCAACGCCTCGACCTGTCATACCGAGAGCTCGTACAGCTCCCACGTCTTCTAAATACTGAAGATAAGCATCATTCTTTTCATATAAATTTTCAGCTCGTATCTCTTCTAAAGCTAGACGTTCATCATTTCTAGCTGCCCTCTCTTCTTCGACATTCAGACCCAATGTTGAGTCATATATATCTGTGGATTTTTTATATTGTGCTTCGTTATCTGCTTGTTGTTGATTACGAATTTGTAAATTAAGATTATATTGTTTAAGAGCTTGAGTGTCTGTATACTCAGCTACAATCCTTTCATTTTCATTTTGTAATTCAAGCCTTCTAATGGCTTCATCTCTATCTGCTTGAAGATTCTTTTTACGAAATTCCCATGCTTGTAAATCGTATGCATGCTGATTCTGTAATCTTAAATTTTCTCTTCTTACGGCTTCTGCTTCAGACGCAGCTGATCGGCTGCCTGCGAAAAGACTTCCTGCAGCTCCAAGTACTGCTCCCCAGGGGAAAACCATAATTATGTCCTCCTATAATATCGTGGTGAGTATAATCCTTCCCACATCATAGAGTTTAAAGATACAGGAAATGGCGAGTCGTTAAATAACCTTACTGTAAAGTTATCTGTTCTCTGGTGAATCGGTAATGTAAAAATAGTATGATCTGAGACAGCAATATCATTTGCTAAATAGTCGTTAATTTGAGCAATTGGGTTTAAATTATACCATTCATCTAAATATATAATTATTTCATCAGCACTATAAACTAATACATTATTAGTACCACTAGCTGGTGCACTTGTAAAATGTATATACTGATTATTAATAGTATAATCTGTACCTTCGGTTAATAAGGTTGAAGCTCCTACAGGACTAGCTGTAGTCCAGTTTGTAGCACCTGTTTTTACTTTAATTATATCATAGTTACGTGGAGTAAACGTTAAGTCAAATACTTTTGTACTTCCATCTCCACTAAGAAGTTTAGATTCGTCAGATGCTGAAGTTAAAGTAATTTTAGGTAAAGGAGATGCAGTTGCACTTACTGTATAAGCTGAGCTAACTACATTATTTATCTTAACCTTAATTTGATCTCCATCTATAAAACTAAAATCTTCAGGGGTCCACTCATAATCTTTAGTAGTTCCGTCTGCTGTATATACTCGTTTACCTTGACGTATACCTTTAGATTTTAACTTGAAACCCATAACTCCTGATAATCCGACAGCAAACTTCATGCGAGCTATTGTAAGATTTGCAGTAAAGTCACTTTGTCTCCCTCTATCATCTACTCTAACATATGTCTTAGGTAACGTAACATCAAAGTCATATTTATATCCTACTATAACGTCGCTTGCTACACTTGTTAAGTTTTTAAATGGTACTTTAAAATATGTATTACCGCTTTCGACTACACGTTCTGGAGATATAGTAAATCCAGACTCAATAAACTGACCTGTAGCTGTAGTACCTTTGATTACGATTACAGGAGTTAAATCTGTTGCATCGTTATAAGGTATAAAACATTTAGAAAATTCATTTGTTGAGTCATAAGATACTGAACTAGCAGTAGCGTATAAGTCGATACATGGGTTTAATTTCTGACCATCATTATTAACAATGATAGCATCATCAGGACTTTGACTTAGATTAGCTTTGCTTAATGTAAGCTGAGTGTTTTGTTTAGTAACAACATATAGCTCATCTGAATCAGCTGCCATAGTTTGTACTGTTCCTGGGGTTAGCCAGTTAAACCAAGTTTGTAATAAGTTTTCTTGCCCTTCACTGTAGGATCTAAAGAAGTATATATACTTAGAGTCTTGACCGGATAAAGCTATAAACTGGTTCTGGGCACTAGAGATCAATGTATCTACAGTAGCAGGAACCCACTCATTTATTATTTTTCCAATGTCTGCGACTTCTGGGTTTTCGTTTTCTCCACGAGTGACCATAGCAAAGATTCTAGTATAACTAGGTGTCTTGCTAACGAAATTAATTGTAGTACCTGTGTCAACAGGACTAATATCAATATCATTTTCATAGTTTGAAACAGCTCGGATAACAGTTTTAGATGGTGTTAGTATACCATCATTAGAGAACATTAAAAACTGCTGGTTCGCACTAAATAGTACTAAACCTTGTGTAGATGGTAAGACACTGTGTAATGCCACTGGTCTAGTAGTACTTGCACTGAGGTCTATTGGATCTGCATCTGTAACAGTCTGAGCAGAAGAGTGATATAAATTATAAAACTCACCTGACTGGCTCATAGAGACATTATCCTCAGATAAAAATCCTAATCTGTTATTGTGGAAGAAGGTTTTTTGTATTTTTGCTCCTACAAAAGATGGATGTGGATTAGTATCATCATCTCCTGTACTTCTAGCTGTCCATGTTATTTTTTGGAATGTAAAAGCATTTGTACCTGTTTTTACTAGTTCATGTGGTACTGTTGAAGAGTCTAATCCTGTAGATTTACTTGGATCTAATCCTTCTGTCCAGTAGCCTGGACCACTTGTACCATCATCAGCTACGAATTTATAAAAGTAAGGTTTGCTAACAGGTCCTTCGGTGTTTAGAATCTTTACAACATGGTCATGCGTTGATTCTAAGGGTAGTTTAGTTAAGTCAGTTGTTTGATCTCTAAACGCATTCAGCTGAGTGCCGTCTGCACCTCCTGAAGCTGTTAATGTAAATGAAGCATTACGGGAGAGTTGTATAGAGTTATCAAGTTTAGTTGTAGTAAGTCCGGATATACTTAAAGCATCAATAGCTGTTTTAATTTTTCCTAAAGCGTCTGAGTAAGTATCATCACTATCGGAGGTAGCTGTCCAGCTAGATCCAGCAACTGTACCACTATACGCTGTACTTAAAGAAGTACCGGAAATAACAAGTGTACCTTGTCTATTTGCATTAAATGTAGGATCAGAAGTTTTATTAGCTGTTACGGCTGCATTAGTTATAATTGACCTATCTTGTACAGTTAGTACATCATAATCTGTCCGAGCTCCTGTAAGGTACGCTTGAGCCCCTGTACCATATGAAATAGTACAAGCTGCACCCGTTACAGCATTCCATACTGCAACCGCCCCTGTGGAGCCTCCATCGGGCACTGGTGTAATGCACCCTATATATTTGTCTGTTGAAGTTCTAGAGATGTAGAACCATTTTGAGTCGTCGTATGTAGTTCCTGTAGCTAGATTTGCTATCCACTGAAATCCGGGTCTTTTAGTGAGACCAAATGTAGGATCAGGGTAGCCGTTAATACACTCCTCAACTTGACCTGGGAGCTTCTTATCGTCTGATTGTCTAGATACTCCACCAAGATAGTCGTCAACTCGTTGAGTTATTGCTGGCATTATCGTTGTAAAGCATGAAATGGTTGATAGCTTTGATAGTAGTTTTGTTGGTCTTGTGGATGCCCAAACATTGTAAACTGACCTTGTTGTGTTTCGTACTCTAAAGCTAAGCTTCTAGATTCAAGTTCTTGTTCTTGTAATCGAGTATATTGAGCATTATCACCTACTATACTACCAGATACTCGAGTGGCAGTTCTGGCTGTTATATAATTCTGTACTGGTTTAGGTAAATCTACCCAATCAAATTCCCACACTACATCGCACTCTAACGGACTAGTGTCCCACGCATAAGTATGGTTTTGTCTATCATACAACTTGCCGTTTCTTCTTATAGCATCATGGCTTCGATTTGCAGCATTTTCTGTTAGTTTAAGTTGTATAACATTAGTAGGAATAGTTATTTCGTCATTGGCATCTGTGGTAAATTCGTAATGATACTCCTTATTAAAAGTCCATCCTTCAGATTGTACCTCTCGTGACACCTGTAACAGTGTATCATAAGCAATCGCAACTTCCGGGTTGGTTTGGTCTAGTGTCGTTACAGGAGCTTGCCCACATGACGTTAGTATCTGGTTTATAGCTGGTAGCTCTGTAGTAGCGTTTGTGGTTGGAAAAGGCATAATAAAAAAAGGGAGCCGAAGCCCCCATATATAAAAAAAAATAAATTATGAGAAAGCAGCAGGCTTAGTTCCTGTACCAGCGAATAATTCGACAGCAGCAGCAGGATTAAGTGCGTCGCTTCCCATTGCGAGACGTCCTAATATCACGTCACCTTGGTAAACCACGGATATGT